GGCGGTTTTTGTGGCGAACAGGCAGGAAAAGACAAAGGAACAGCGTATCCGCGCCGAGAAGACCAGACTCCGGAGGATCTACAAGCTTCTGCCGAAGGAAGCGGCCGGGACTGTCGCGGGACTCATCGATCAGGCAGCCTTTATGCGCATCGAGTGCGAGGATATGGCGGACGACCTGCGGGAAAACGGCTGGACGGAGAAATTCCAGCAGTCGGAGCGATTGGAGCCCTATGATCGCGCCCGGCCCATCGGGCAGGCATACAACTCGACAAACGCGAACTACCAGAAGATCATTAAGCAGCTCACGGCGCTCCTGCCGAAGCCGGACACCGCGCAGAAGCAGGAGGACGACGGCTTTGCAAGCTTTGTCCGGGAGCGTGACGAGGAATGAAACTCACGCGCTACCAGGCGACCTACAACCCCATCCTCGAATACTGGCAGGCCATACAGGACGGCCGCGAAGTCGTCAGCCTCAAGGTGCAGAAAACCTACCGGCACGTTGTAGAGCAACTGGGAGCGGAAAACTCCGAGTTTTACTACTCGCCGAAACGTGCCAATCACGTCCTAGAATTTTTTGAAAACTACTGCCACCACTCCAAGGGCAAGGCGGGCGGACAACTCGTCCGGCTGGAGCTATGGGAAAAAGCGCTGCTGGCGACTGTCTTCGGGTTTATCGACATCGAGGGAAACCGCCAGTACCGCGAGGCCATCCTCATCGTCGGCAAGAAAAACGGCAAATCGCTGCTGGCCTCCGGCGTCGGCCTGTATCTCCAGCTTGCGGACGGCGAGGCTGGCCCAGAGGTTTACGCCGTGGCAACCAAGCGGGACCAGGCGAAGATCATCTGGCAGGAAGCAAAGCGCATGGTGCAGAAATCACCGGCGCTGCGCAAACGGACGCGCTGTCTGGTCGCTGAGCTGGACAGCGATTTCAACGACGGCGTTTTCAAGCCGCTGGCCTCTAACAGCGACACCCTTGACGGCCCCAACATCCACGGGGCCATGATGGATGAGATCCACCAGTGGAAGAGCGGGCGCGCCCTGTACGACATTATTGCCGACGGCGTGACGGCCCGTGAGCAACCGCTGATCTTTATCACCTCCACCGCGGGCACCATCCGCGAGGACATCTACGACGAGAAATACGAAGAGGCCGAGCGCATCATAAACGGCTACGAAGATCCGGACGGGTACCACGACCCGCGCCGGATCGCGTTTATTTACGAGCTCGATAAGCGCAGCGAGTGGACAGACCCGGACTGCTGGAAAAAGGCAAATCCGGGGCTCGGGACGATCAAGTCCTACACGGCCCTCAAAGAGCGGGTAGAGCGGGCGGAGAAAAACCCGGCCCTCGTCCGAAACCTCGTCTGCAAGGATTTCAACATCCGCGAAACGTCCTCCGAAGCCTGGCTCAATTTTGAGCAGCTGGACAATCGTGACACCTTCCAGCTCGACAAGGAAAACCGCCGCCTGATCTGGCAGCACCACATGGCGGACGGCAAGACGCAGGAGCGCGTGCTTTCCTACCCGCGATACGGCATCGGCGGCGCGGACCTCTCCAAGACCACTGACCTGACGGCGGCGAAGGTGCTGTTTCAGGTGCCAGAGCTGCCGGAGATCCTGTTTGTGCTGCAGATGTACTGGCTGCCGCAGGATCTTTTGGAAAAGCGCGTCACGGAAGATAAGATCCCATACGACAAGTGGCATGAGCGCGGGCTGCTCAGATTATCAGAGGGAAACAAGATCCGCTATGAGGACGTCAAAGCATGGTTTGTCGAGGTGCAGGAAGACCTCGATATTTTTCTGCCGTTTTTCGGATACGACGCCTGGTCTGCGGCCTATTGGGTAGACAGCATGGCGGACTACTTCGGGGCCGAAGCCATGATCCCAGTGCACCAGGGCGTAAAGACGCTGTCCGAGCCAATGAAGCGCTGCGGAAACGACCTCGAATCCAAACGCATTATTTACAACAACCACCCGATCGACAAGTGGAACCTCGCAAACACCGCCTACGACGAGGACAAAAACGGCAATATCCAGCCGCACAAAACGAGCAAGTCAACGCGCCGCATCGACGGAACGGCGGCCCTGCTAGACGCCTACACGATCTATGATCAGAAGCAGGCGGAATACACCAGTATGCTCTAGGAGTGAGACAATGGGATTTTTTAAAAACCTCCTGACGAATATCACGACGACCAAGCGCGTTTCGACCGTGCAGATGGTGCAGGAGCGCGGGAATGGCTTTTACAGCTACAACGGCAAAATGTATCAGTCCGACATCGTCCGCGCCTGCATCCGGCCGAAGATCAAGGCCATCGGCAAGCTGACGGCCAAGCACATAAGGGAAACGGCCACGGCATCGGCGCGGAAGCTCGCCGTAAATCCGGAGCCGTATATCCGGTTCCTGCTCGAGGAACCGAACCAGTACATGACAGGCCAGCTGCTGCAGGAGAAGCTGGCCGCGCAGCTGGTCCTCAACAACAACGCGTTTGCCGTGATCCTCCGGGATGAAAACGGTCTGCCAAACGCCATTTTCCCGGTCGCGGCCATGCAGGCAGACGCTGTCTATGACGCGGGCGGAAATCTATACCTGAAATTTTACATGCAGAACGGCAATGTGCTGACGTTTGCATACGACGATGTGATCCACCTGCGCGGGGATTTTTACGAAAACGACATCTTCGGCGACCCCATTGCTCCGGCCATTGTGCCGCTCATGGAGATCGTCACCACGACAGATCAGGGCATCGTCAAGGCCATCCGAAACAGCGCCGTGATTCGCTGGCTGCTGATGTTCGCCGCGTCCATGCGCCCGGAGGACGTGAAGCAGCGTGCGCAGGACTTCGCGGACAGTTTCCTGAACGTGACTAACGGCACGGGCGTCGCGGCCGTAGATGCAAAGGCAGAGGCGAAGCAGATTGACCCGAAGGATTACGTCCCGAACGCCGCCCAGATGGACAAAACCACGCAGCGCATTTATGCCCTGTTTAACACCAACCCGCACATCGTCACATCCATTGCGACGGAGGATGAGCAGAACGCCTATTTTGACGCCGAGATCGAGCCGGTTTTGAAGCAGCTCAGCGGCGAGTACACCCGCAAGCTATTCTCCCGGCGCGAGCGTGGCTGCGGGAATCGCATCGTATTCGAGGCCTCCGCGTGGGACTTCGCCTCGACCTCGACCAAGCTCAACCTCCTGCAGATGGTCGACCGAGGCGCGCTGACGCCGAACGAATGGCGGCGCGCATTCAACCTCGCGCCGGTAGACGGCGGAGACAAGCCAATCCGGCGGCTCGATACGCAGCCGGTCAATCAGAATACCAACCAGAAGGGAGATGAAACCGCATGAAGATCAGCATTCGCGGGCCCATCGTGTCCAGCAACCAGCACCGCTTTTATCAGTGGTACGGCATGGAGGCGACGAGCCCTAAATCCGTAGCCGACGCGCTTGCATCAGGAAACGGTGAGCGGGCCGAAGTCGAGATCAATTCCGGAGGCGGCGAGATCTTCGCCGCGAGCGAGATCTATACCGCCCTGCGCAACTACGCGGGCGGCGTCCACATCCGCATCGTCGGCCTTGCGGCCTCGGCCGCGTCCATCATCGCCATGGCGGGCGAGTCGGAAATGACGCCGACCGGCATGATGATGATCCACAACGTCCAGTCCAGCGCCGACGGCGACTACCGCCAGATGGAGCACACCGCCGGTGTCCTGCGCGACGCCAACCACGCCATCATCTCGGCCTACATTGCCAAGACCGGAAAGACAGAGCAGGAGATCGCCGCCATGATGGACGAAGAAACATGGATCACAGCGGAGCGGGCCGTAGAACTCGGCCTCGTCGACCGCGTGATGCAGCCGGATACCGGCCAGAAACCGCTGGCCGCGGATTTTTATTCCGGCATGCTCAGCGAAGACGCGCTCCGGCGCGCGGAAAACTTTTTAAAAAATCAGGCCGCAGAGCCTGATTTTTTTATGCCCAAACGGGCGCAGGCAGAAGCAAAACTGAAATTTTTAAAACTCAAAGGAGAATTGAAATGACAAAGGAAATTTACAACATCCAGCGACAGAAGCTCATGGACGACGCCCAGAAGCTGCTGGACGAAAGCAAGACCGCAGAGGCGCAGGCAAAGATGAAGGAAGTCGAGGCCCTCGACGCCAAGTTTGAGGAGGAAGCCAAGATCCAGGCGAATCTCAACGCCCTCGCGGGCGTGCATGTACAGGGTCAGGCTGTATCGGTGCTTCCGCCAGTCGCTACGGCAGAAAGTATCGTTCTGTCCGGCGGCGCGAAGACTCCGGACGTGCTCGACCGGTACGATACCGACGAGTACAAGCGGGCCTTTATGAACTACGTTTTGACCGGCAAGAAGATCCCGGCAGAGCTGACCAATGTGGACGCAAACACCAAGACCTCCGACGTCGGCGCAGCCATCCCGACCACGACGCTGCAGAAGATCTACGAGAAGATCGAAGCGACCGGCATGATCCTGCCGCGCGTGACGCACACGTCCTACAAGGGCGGCGTGACCGTTCCGACCAGCTCGGCCAAGCCGACGGCCTCCTGGGTTGCCGAGGGCGCAGGCTCCGACAAGCAGAAAAAGGCGCTCGGCTCCATCACGTTCGCCTACCACAAGCTGCGCTGCGCGATCTCCATGTCGCTTGAGGTATCCATCGTGACCTACCCGATGTTTGAGTCGCAGTTCGTCGCCAACGTGGCCGAGGCCATGGTCAAGGCCGAGGAGCAGTCCATCATCAGCGGATCCGGCTCCGGCCAGCCGAAGGGCATCACCAAGGAAACCGTCGTGACCGGCCAGAACATCGACATCGCTGCCGCAACGACCGCGCTGGCGTACACCGATCTGGTCAAGGCAGAGGCCGCGCTGCCGCAGGCTTACGACGCAGACGCCGTCTGGTGCATGTCGAAGAAGACCTTCTTCGAGCAGATCGTCGGCATGGTCGACGACAAGAAGCAGCCCGTCGCCCGCGTCAACTACGGACTCAGCGGCAAGCCGGTCTACTCGCTCTTTGGCCGAGAGGTCGTCCTCGTCGGCGACTATCTGCCGTCCTTCACGGCGAGCGTGACCGCGGACACGATCTTTGCGTTCATTTTCAATTTCAAGGACTACCTCTGGAACGAAAATCTGGGCATGACCTTCCGCAAGTACACCGACAACGCGACCGACGACGAGGTCACCGTCGCGCTGGCGCTTGTCGACGGTAAGGTCGTCGACAAGAACAGCCTCGTCACGCTGACCAAGAAGAAGGCCTAACGGCGCGCGGCCAACAGGGAGGGATAACCAATGGCTTTGATAAACGTTGCAAAAACCGCCCTGCGGCTGACCACAAACGCCCTTGACGATGAGCTCAAAGACGAGATCGACGCCTGTCTCATGCGCCTGCACCTTGCGGGCGCAGAGGGAGCGGACGAAGATCCGCTGGTCAAAGACGCCGTCCGCGCATACGTCCGCTGGCAGCATGATTTCTGCGGACGCGGCGAGGAATGGAAGACCTGCTTCGCAGATATCCGCGACGCCATGGGACTCTCGGACGATTACCGGGCAGTCCAAGCCAGCGGCGGAGCAGGAGGTGCTTGCTGTGATCTTTGACACGCAGATCACGCTGCGCCTGTTCTCCTACCCCATCGTAAACGGCCAGACGACGGAAAAACTCGAGCGGGAGACCACCGTCTGGGCTGCCCGCAAGTCCGTAAACCGCGCCGAGTATTATCAGGCCGCACAAGCCGGCAAGCGCACGGACGCAATTTTCCGCATGCACAGCGCGGAATACGGCGGCGAGCAGCAGCTCGTCTGCGGCTCCGACGTCTTTGACGTCGTCCGCAGCTACGGGCAGGAAACAGAGGAAATCGAGCTGACCTGCAAACGGAGGGACGGCGCATGATGATCTATGAGGCGCTATCAAGCCTGAGCGTTCCGGTCTGCCACCCGCCCTATAAGGGCGCGGAGGAAACCTACATCACCTATCAGCTGCTCGGCCAGTCCGGCCAGATCTACGCCGAGGGCGGAGAGGCCGAGACCGGCGTGCAGTACGCCGTTTCCATCTTCGCAGAGGGCTTTGCCGCCGATCTGCTCCAGCGCACGAAAGCCGCGCTGGAGGCAGCGGGCTACATCGCAACCATCGACATGGAAACATACGACAAGGAAACAGGCCGCACGCAGATCGCGCTCATCGCCGAAACGGAGGGCGCGGAATATGGCTAAGATCTCGTTTTCAGGCACGGATGAGCTCATGGCGACGCTCCAAAAGGCCAACGCGTTTGACGACGAAACGCAGCAGGAGCTTTTATACGCCGCCGGGGATATCATCGTCGAGGAGCTGCAAAATGCCGTCCGGGCGAGCGGGTTCCGAACGGAAGCCTACGCCTCCAGCGTGAAATACCGCAAAACCATCAAGCAGGACAAAAACGGAGATCCGTATATCACCATCACGGCAGTCGGCAAAAACGAGCACGGAACGCGCAGAGCGACCGTGCTTTTTGTTTTGAATTACGGCCGCAGTGCGGAACACGGGAAAATCGACGGGACTTATTTCTGGACAAAGGGTGTCCGCAGCGCGCAGAAGCGCGTGAACGCGGAACTCGAAAAAATCCTCACACAAAAGCTGAAAGAAAGGGGCTTACTGTAATGCCTAGTTTTGACTTACGCGGCATCCGGGCGGGAAAGTATAAAAACACGTCCGGCACCGTGACCTACACTGAGCCGACCGACGTCGGCGACGCCATGAGCGCGCAGCTGGAACTCAAGTTCGCCGAGGGCCGCCTGTACGCGGAATCCAAGCTTGCCGAATACATCAAGCTTGCCACCGGCGGCACGATCTCGCTGGCTGTCAAGTACATCAAAAGGGCCGCACAGGCCATGCTCTACGGCTGCACATCCGATACGAGCAAGGAAAATCTGAAATTCTCGGCCAAGGACATCGCAAACTATGTCGGCGTTGGCTTTTACGCGCCTGACAAGATCGACGGTGTGACCAAGTACACCTGCGTCTGGGTGCCGAAAGCGCTGTTCGGCCCGCCCTCGCTCTCCTACCAGACCAAGGGCGAGAACATCCAGTTCAACACGCCGACGACGACCGGCGAATTCCTCGCAGACGATTCGACAGACGAGCTGCTGCTCGAGACCGAGACCGTCGACACCGCGGCGGAGGCCGTTACCTGGATCAAGGGAAAGTTGGGTGAGACCTGATGGAGACGACCAAACTGAAAACCATTGACTATGAATTCGAGGGCCGGGTATACCGACTCTCCTGCAACATGAACGTCCTTGCCGACGTGCAGGACGAATACGACGGCAATCTGCTGCGCGCGCTGAATACGGTGCACGGCCTCAAAAGCACGCTGGCCTTCCTGGCCGCCATGCTGGCCGACGCCGCAGACACGCAGGGCATCACCGACGAAAACGGCCTTCCTCTGCACTTTACCAGCAAGCAGCTGGGCCGGAAGCTCACCATGCACCAGACGCTCGAGGCCGGGACGCGGATCTACCCGCTGATTCAGGCTGCAGTCACGCCGCCGGAGGAAGAACTCGGTGAAAAAACGTCGGAAGACGAAAAAAACTGACACCGCCGGGGAAACCGAAGCAGCTGGGCTTTGATTTCCCCGGCTTCCTCGCAATCTGGCTCTTCCGGCTGCATCTGCCGGAGCGGGATTTCTGGAAAACCATGTCCCCGCGCCGCATAACGCTTCTGCTTGACGCGCTTGCGCCGCAAAAGCAGCCGGAGCAGCAGGAACAGCCGCAGAGCCTGTCGGCCTATCTGAACGGAGGCACCTAACATGCCGAACATCAATACAAAATTTACGCTTTCGGGCGAAAAAGAATACAAGCAGGCCATTTCCGAGATCGGCAGCGGCATGAAAGTGCTGGACTCGGAAATGCGCAAGGTATCCTCTGCCTACGCGCAGAACGCGGACAGCGTAGAGGCCCTAAACGCCAAGAATGACGTCTTAGAGCGCAAGATTTCCACGCAGGCGGAGAAGATCGAGTATCTCAAGGCTGCGCTCCAGCAGTCGGCCGAGAAATACGGAGAGGCAGACAAGCGCACCATGCAGTGGCAGACCAGCCTCAACAACGCCGAGGCTGAGCTGAACAATCTCAACAACCAGTTTGACGAGAACAAGCAGAAGATCGCCGACTCCGGCAAGGAGATGGGCAACCTCGGCGACGTGGTGAACGGCCTGACTTCAAAGCTTGGAATCCAGCTGCCGAACAGCATGAAATCATCCATGAACGCCATGGGCAGCCTCGATACCTCTGCGATTGCCGCAGCCGGCGCTTTTGCTGCCGTCGCGGCGGCAATCATCAAGGCAGAAAAAGCCATGATCTCCATGACGAAGGAGTCCGCCGCCTTTGCCGACAACATCATCACGCTTTCCATGCAGACCGGGCAATCGACACAGCAGCTGCAGGAGTTTGCCTATGCGTCCGAGCTGATCGACGTATCCGTAGACACCCTGCAGGGAAGCTTGACAAAGTTGACCAACAACATGCAGGACACGATGAACGGCACGGGCAATGCGAAGGCATCCTTTGAGGCACTGGGCGTCTCCGTGACCAATGCCGACGGCAGTATGCGCAGCGCGAACGACGTTTTCTACGAAACGATTGACGCGCTCGGGCAGGTAAAAAACGAAACCGAGCGGGACGCAATGTCCATGGACATTTTTGGCCGCTCCGCGCAGGATCTGAATCCGCTGATCATTCAGGGCTCGCAGACCCTCAAGGCCTACGCAGACGAGGCGCACAACGTCGGGTATGTGCTCGACGACGAGGCGCTTTCTGCCCTCGGCGCGGTAGACGACGCATACCAGCGCCTGCAGAACACGCAGGAGGGCGTGAAAAACCAGCTGTCCGCCGAATTCGCCCCGTACCTCGAAGAATTCTACGGCGACGTGACCACCATGGTAAAGGACGGCGGCAAGGCGCTCAAGGACTCCGGCATTGTCGACTCGTTCGGCATGCTGCTGGATACCGTCGGAGATATCCTGAACCCCATGTCCGACTTATCCAACAACCGCGTCCCGGCGCTGACCAAAGCGCTGCAGCCCCTCGCAAAAGTCATGGCGCTCATGGCCGACGCGGCAGAGCTTTTAAAAGGCGTCATCAACTTCAGCACCGGCCACATCAGCGAGGGCTGGGGACAGATGACGCACGCGCTTGGTTTCGGCTACTCCAGCGGAAACGGAAACAATTATCAAAATCTGCTCGACAGCTACACAGAGCAGCAGTGGGGGCAGAGCGCGGCAGACCTCGCCAAAGCCTACGAGGACGCAGTTGCCCGCGGCGACCCGTCCACCATCGGCATCACAGAGGACGAATGGGTTCGCCGCTATCTGGGCGGCAACGCCTCCGGCACGGACAACTGGTACGGCGGCTTCACGCGGGTCAACGAAAACGGCCCGGAGCGCATCTATCTGCCGTCCGGATCGCGCATCCAGACAGCCAGCGAAACGCGCTACACCTCCGGCGATACATACAACACCACCGTCTACGTTGATCATGTGGACGACCTCGACACCATCCTCCGCATCGCCAAAAACGCACGCATCACAGCCAGAATGGGGGCGAAGTAAATGCCGATCTTTACAGTGCAGGCGAGTGGGTCGACAGCAGTTGCAAAGAACCACCCGAATACAAACTACTCAAATCTTGCACAGTACAAGTTGTTTGTGGACCCGTTTACGGGGGAAGCAGGAAACGTCAAGCAAGGGGATAACATATATATCAAATTCCCTGTGCCGGGAGATGCGTATAAGTTTAAGCGGGTAAGCAAAGTAACGCTTTCGTTTTACGCACAGCCGACAGAAGATAGCGGAAATGGGAACAAGCAAATCTGGACGTATGTAAATGCGGTGGAAAGCCAATTTGATACGAGCGTGATAACGTATGCAACGCGACCGGAAATCAGCCAAACATATGCCGGGATTTCAAAGCATGCAGATGGAGAGTGGACTGCGTTAAACGAAATTGTGCAGCTGAACGCGGTTTTTGATCTGGCACAATACAGGGTCAAGAAGGAAGAAGTAAAAAAAGGGATAGAAAACGGGTTTGTCGTTGCGTTTCGTGGCGCTGTATCAGGAACAAGCGAAGCTGTTTTTTACGGAGAAAAGTCAACACGCAAGCCATTCCTGACGTGTGAATACTCGAATGATAATGTCGGCATAAAAGCAGACAATTTATCACCATCGGCAGGGGCATTCGTAAATCGAGCGCAAAAAAACACATTTACATGGGACGCCGAGGATGACACAGATCTCACGCAGGTTTGCTTCGCAGAGGTGAAACAAACCGCTGCTGTTTTTGAGTGGCGCGTAAAAAACGCAAGCACATCAAAAACGATAAGCGTATCTGGCTCGACGACCTCTTGCACGGTCCCGGCAAACACATTCCCATCCGGGACGCTCGAATGGCGCGTAAAGGTGACGGCAAACAGCGGCACGACAACGACGTCCGCATGGCAGGAGATCACGACAACAGACGTTACCCCGACGGCCAAGCCCGTCTCCCCTTCCGGCATCGTCATCGACGCGACAATCGTCAACCGCTTTTCGTGGAAGCACATCATTTCCACCGGCACGCCGCAGAGTAAAGCGGATCTGCAGTGGTCCGCCGACGGTACGACGTGGAACACCCTTGTGACCGTCACGGGAGAAAACCAGTATTACGACGTTCCGGCGAACAAATTCACAAGCGGAACAAAATACTGGCGCGTCCGCACCTACAACACAGACGGCACGCCGTCAGAATGGAGCGACAAGGCAGAGTTTATCGCCATCAACGCCCCATCGGCCCCGTCCATCGTCACCCAGTCCACCGGCCCGCGCCCGCGCATCACCTGGCAGACCTCTGAGCAGGAGGCCTATCAGCTGACGCTCTCGAGCGGCTACGCCTCCGGCACGGTCTACGGCACGGAGAAGGCATGGCGCTCGCCGGTCTACCTCGCCGACGGCAGATACACCATTCGCGTGCGCGTGCAGAACAAGTACGGCATGTGGTCCGAGTGGAGCGCAGCCGCGCTCCCCGTTTCGCACACCGAGGGCGAGGCGATCACACTGTCGGTCGACGCGGCCCACGAGGCCGCGCTCACATGGCAGACCGCAGGCAGCTATGATTTTTATCTGATCGAGCGGGACGGCGTCGCCATCGCCCGCACTGCACAAAAGCAGTACGTCGACCACACCAGCATCGGCAGCGTGACATACCGCGTGCGCGGCTGCTATGCAGACAGCGACAACTATGGCGTGTCCAATTCCGACACCGCCGAGATCCTGCCCGAGACCAACATGATCTGCGACCTCGAGACCGGCGTCTGGCTCGAGATGCGCCTGTCCGAAACGCAGCTGCGAACCAACCGAACCAGTTTCTCGGCCGGGGTCTCCACGGTCCATCTGGCCGGTCTGGCCTATCCCATCGAGGAGCGCAGCGAGCAGCGCGACCGCGCCCTGTCCGTTGCCTGCGCCTGGCCGCACGCGCAGCGGGCCGCAGCCCTTGCGCTTGAGGCCCTTGTAGGCCGCCTCGTCTGCCTAAAGGACCGCTACGGCAATATGGCCATCGGCTCGCTCCCGTCGCTCGAGAGCAACTGCGACGAGTTCATGCGCCGCTATTCCTTCACCATCTCGCACACAAACCGGAAGGAGGCGATCACCCTTGACCCGTGACGTCCGCTTCCGCATCGACGTGCTCCGGAACGGCGCGCCCATCACGCAGCTGCAATGGGACACAGGCAGCCCGCCGCAGATCATGAGCGACCGCGCCGCGAACATCCACGGCACGCTCAAGGGCAGCTTTCTTCCCAATGCCGTAGCGGCGTGGGAATCCGACGAGCTGCGCCCGTGGATCATCGTAAACGGGGCGGAGCACTCCCTCGGCATCTATCAGGCTGCGACCGTCAGCCAAAAAGGAAGCGCGGGCAGCACGCGCGTAGAGATCGAAGCCTACGACCGCTGCTGGCGCGTGTATACGCAAAAAACCGAGACGATCCTGCATCTTGCCGCTGGCTCGTCGTACATCACTGAGATCCGCAAGCTGCTGACAGACTGCGGCATCTCGCTCGTGATCGCAACGCCGAACGCCGCTGTGCTGGCCACAGACCGCGAAGACTGGCCGATTGGAACGAGCTATCTGACGATCGTGAACGCGCTGCTGTCCGAAATCAATTACGAAAGCCTCTGGTTTGACGCCGACGGCGTGTGCCGCCTCGAACCGTATCAGGAGCCGTCCGCCGCCATCATCGACTGGCGCTACGGCGTGACGGACCTGTTTCTCCCGCAGAAACATCCGGGCCCGGACTGGTCGGACGAAACAGACATTTTTGATGCGCCGAACGTTTTCGTCGTGACCTGCAACAACCCGGACATGGACGCGGCCATGGTGGCGACGGCCGTCAACGACAATCCGGCCTCCAAGAAGTCCACATTTAAGCGCGGCATGCGCATTACCTCCGTCGAGCGGGTAGACAATATCGCCTCGCAGGAGGAGCTGCAGGCCTACGCCGACAAGCGCCGCAACGAGTCGCTGCTTGCTACGCGCGCCATTACATTTTACACGCTCAATGAGCCGGGGCACGGCGTCGGAGATATCCTGGCCCTGACGCACGACGAGATCGGCGGCATTTACCTTGAAACCGGCTGGTCGGTCACGATGCAGGCCGGAAGCCTCATGACACACTCTGCAAAAAGGACGGTGATCGCCTGATGGAGGGCGTCAACAGCTTATTTGTATCATCGATCAGCATGCCGGACGAAAATCTGCCGGAAAACTTTCTGGCGACCGTCGGCGCGGTCTATGACGATGGCCTGTCCCTCATCCTAGAGGGGCAGACTGAAGCCACAACAAAGCACTATAAATGCAACACGTCCGCCACCTTTGCCGCGGGAGACCGCGTCAAGGTCGCGCGGATCTCCGGCAGCTATATCGTCGAGTACGTTGTCGGGCCGCCGGGAAGCGGCGGGAGCGGAGGAGAGAGCGCTCCGCCAGACAGAATCAAAAAAGATAGTTACGGCATGTACGTCAAAAGCAATTTCTTGCTGCCACTTTACGGGAATGAAAGCATCGGCGCGACAAATGTGCCGTTTTACGGGGTGGCTGCAAATAGGGTTTGGCTGTGCTATAACGCAAGCAAATACGCAGCATTAAGGTGCAACAGCGACGGGAAACTGCTTGTGAACGGCACTGTGATTGCATAGGAGACGAAATAACATGATCCAGATCCACATCACCAAAGCCTCCGCGCATCTGTGCTCGCCGCCGGAGCTTCTGACGGCAGGCATGGCGAAGGCCGTCAGCGTCGAATTCGCGTTTTCATCCGACTGGGACGGGCTGACGAAGACCGCCGTCTTTACAAACGGCAGGGCCACCATCGACGTGCTCCCGGCAAAATGGGATGGCGATACCGTGACCGTCCCGCCAGAGATTCTCGCCGTGGCGGGGCGCTATGCCCGCGTCGGCGTGTACGGCACGAACGCCTCCGGCGTCGTGCTGCCGACCGTCTGGGTATCGCTCGGCAAGGTGCAGCCTGCGGTGGAGCCGTCCGGCGATCCTTCGGCGGATCCAACACTCCCCGTCTGGGCGCAGCTGCAGGAGCAGATCGGCGACCTGAACGATCTCAAGACCTACAGCAAGGACAACCTCGTCGCCGCCATCAACGAAGCCCGCCAGTCGGGCGGCGGAGGCGGGGGCGGTTATCAGATCGGCCCCGGCCTCAAGCTGGATGCCGAAACCAACACCCTGTCCGTCGATACGGCGGACGCAGTCGAAAAGGACAACACCAAGCCTGTAACGTCCGCCGCCGTGTACACGGAGGTCGGCAACATCAACGCCCTGCTGGCGACAATCTAAAGGAGTGATTTTATGAGCACACAAACCGAAATTACAAGACTGCAGACCGCGCGGAACAAGCTGCGCACCTGGCTCGTCGGCCTCGGCCTTGCCGCGAGCACGGACAAACTCGACGCGCTGACCGACAAGGCCGCCGCCATCAAAAATCAGGGCGCGGTTGACGCCAACGTCAAGGAGGGCGAATCCTACACCATCCCCGCGGGCTATCACAACGGCTCCGGCACGGTCAAGGGCGTCTCCGGCGGCGGCAACTACAACCTGCAGGCCAAATCCGTCACGCCGACGAAGGAGCAGCAGTCCGTCACACCAGATCAGGGCTATTACGGCCTGTCCGGTGTGACCGTCGGCGCGATCCCGGAAAACTATCAGGACGTCTCCGCCACGACCGCCGCGCCTGCCGACGTGCTGGCGAATAAAGTCTTTATCGATGCCGACGGCGTGACGCAGGCAGGCACCATGCCGGACAACGGCGCGGTCGAAAAGGTCCTGGACGCGACGACAGGCAATCAGGAGTATACTGTACCCGCCGGTAAGCACTCCGGCACGGGCAAGGTATCCGTCGTGCTGGAAAACAAGTCCGCCACGCCCGCCGAGGCCGCACAGGACATTACGCCCACCAAGGGCAAAGTCCTCGGCAAGGTCACGGTCGGCGCGATCCCCGACAAGTACAAGGACGTTTCCGGCGTGACTGCCGGAGCTGCTGACGTGCTGGACGGAAAGTTTATCGTGCTGGCCGACGGCAGCAAGGTCGAGGGCACCATGGCCAACAACGGCGCGATTGCAAAGACCATCGACGGCCTCACGCAGACCAGCGTAGCCATTCCCGCAGGCTATACCTCCGGCGGCACAGTCGGCCTGACAGACGACATCGAAAACGCCCTCGCCGCGATTTAAAGGAGGAACAGACATGAGCGTACAGACAGAAATCGACCGCATTATAACGGCAGTCGGCGCGGCGTATGACGCAGTGGAGGCCAAAGGAGGCACAGCCCCTGCGGCACAGACCATCGAAGGGCTTGCCGCAGTAATCGGTACGATTCAGACCGGAATCGCTCTGCAGCTGATCGTAACAGTATCTGCCGGTGCGACGGTCACGGCGACAAACGGCTCCAAAACGATAACCGGAACATCTGACAGCACCGGAGTTTGTACGCTTACCGTTCCGGAGATCGGCACATGGAGAGTATCCGCTACGCTGGACGGGAAAACATCTGACACAAAAGCCGTAGCTATCACGGACAGCTACGCGGTGTCGCTTAATTTTGTATATCCGACACTGAATAAAAATACTTGGGAAACAATAAAAAATATATCCGACGCGGGACAGGGCGCGAACTATTGGAGCATTGGCGACCGAAAGGCGGTAACGCTAAACGGCACGGTTGGACATCTTACACTATCTAATTACACAATATACGCATTTGTCATTGGATTCAACCATAATGCGAGCCTAGAAGGGGAAAACCGTATTCATTTCCAGTTAGGCAAAACGGCGCTCTCCGGCGGTACGGACGTGTGTTTCTGCGACAGTTACTATACCTCGCCCGTTTCGACAACCGGCTATTTCTCTATGAACAGTAGTGCAACGAACTCCGGCGGATGGGCGAGCTCGCAAATGCGTACAAATATTTGCGGGACAAGCCTCTCGAGCTATTCCGGAACGATTATCGCAGTCATTCCGGCGGCGCTCCGTGCAGTCCTAAAGTCCGTTACCAAGTACACGGACAATACGGGAAATAATAGCACATCCGCGAGTGCGGTCACGGCGACAAAGGATTACTTTTTCCTCCTCTCGGAGTTTGAGGTTTTCGGGAGCATTTCGAGAGCAAACTCGAACGAGGCGAGTAAGCAAGCGCAGTACGCCTATTATTCCGCTGGAAACAGCAAGGTAAAGTACAAGCACAACGGAACGAGCACCGCCGCTCGTTGGTGGCTCCGTTCTCCGCTTGCGAGCAGCTCCGACGGTTTCGAGAATGTGAACACCAACGGGACAGTCGAAGACCGCACCGCGCGCGCTTCCTTCGGCTTCCCACCCGGCTTTTGCGTATGAGGGAAAAGCGCATGGAGTATATCGTGTATAAGCGTTTCCGCGGGAATGGCATCGATGGAGAATTTAATCTCCGATATGGAACTGCGGTATCGGAGATTGAAGGGTTCCTGTTTGCAGCAGATGGCAGGCGGATATGCGCTGCGACATCCGAAAACGGATGGGAGCATTTTAGGCAGAATACACCAGAGGGCGCGATGCGGCAGGAAATGCTTGAACGCCTTTATCGCTGGTATGAAAAAAACGGCTGCGGCGAAGACTTTACGGATGAAAAATGGCCGGGGCAGGAAAACGGCTACTGGAAAAATCGGTTGAGAACCGCAAGTACAGAGCGATTGGAGAAAATCTATCAAGAGAAATTTGGAGGGACGCCATGTATGCAGTAAAACAGGACGGCGCGTTTGCCGGGTATGCAGACAGTATTGTGCCCATTCGACTACACGGCAACGGTTGTTATGTCCCGTGCAAGGAAGATCAAGCAGAAGGATTTTGCGCTAAGATGGCTGTGATTATTACAGATAGAGAAGGAACTGAACATCAGGTGCTTTCTGACATGGTGTTTCATCTCACAGAACATACGCTGAAAGGTACTGAGCCAGAAGGCAGCTATGAGGAAATGGGCGCGGCACTGCCACTCACAGATGCAGAAACAGCGGCGAAAATTTTACTTGGGGAGACAGATTGATGAGTTACACAGAAAGAGCCAGAGCATTGAGACCCTATATTGAAAAAGCGTCTATTAGCTTACCCGATGAGGATGCACTGCAAGCAGTAGAGTTATTCCCACAGTGGGTGACAGGCCATTCTTACGCGGTCGATGATCGGCTGCAATACAATGGCGTATTATATCGCGTGGTGCAGGCGCATACCTCACAGGCAGACTGGACACCGGATATTACACCGGCACTGTTTGTGATCGTTTCACTAGAGGAATGGCCGGAATTTGTGCAACCTACGGGTGCGCATGATGCCTACAATAAGGGTGACAAGGTGACGTTTGAAGGCAAGCATTACATCAGCTTGATTGACGGGAATGTATTTTCACCAGCGGAATATCCGGCTGGTTGGCAGGAACAGGCGTAATTTACGAGAAGAAGGGAGAACACCATGGACACCAAGACCATCATCGTTACGCTCGTCTGCGCCGCGCTCGGCTCGTCCGCGCTGACGGCGGTCGTCAATGCCGTCGTTGGCGCGATACAGAAAAAGCGCGGCAAGGCCACATCGCAGGATGAGCATCTCGGCGAGATCGACAAGAAGCTCGACAAGATGCAGACGCATCAGAACGAGCAGTATCTCGCAATTCTCCGCCTGACCATCATGTCGGAAGAAATGCCAATGGCAGAGCGCCTGATCGCCGGAGAGAAGTATAAAAAAATGGGCGGGAACGGCGACGTGAAAAAATTCCTGCACCAGCTGGAGGCGCAATGCGGACACAGCAATGGAGTTTAGCAAAAAGTGGCTGATCTGCAGCGCGCTCGTCAGCCTCGCGCTCATCATCGCCTGCGCGGCAGGTGCAGATCTGACAGAGATCACGCTTGCGGTGCTGGCTGAAACGACGGCTTCCAGCGGGTTTTATCTCTGGAAGGCCAAGAACGAGAACCGCGCGAAGTACGCGCAGAAGTACATGGATAAATGGGCCGAGAAATACGGCCCGGAAGCGGCAGCACGCATCGCGGAGATCGTGCTGAAAGATTGAAAGGAGCATACATATGGACTACACACAAATCATCTCGGCAGTGATCGCGCTCATCAGCGCGCTCGTTTCGGCATTTTTGATCCCGTGGCTCAAAACCAAGATCGACGCGGACAAGCTGCAAACGCTCCGCACTTACGTTGAGATCGGCGTAAAGGCGGCGGAGCAGCTGTACACCGCGACGGACGGCGCGGCGAAAAAGGCGTATGTTGTGAAATTCCTCGCCGAGAAGGGCATTCAATTTGATGTGGAAACGATCGATAAGCTGATCGAGGCCGCCGTGCTGCAGCTGCACCACGAGTTGTACGGGAGTGAGCGGGCATGAGTTACGTTATGAGAGCGTCCGAGCTTGTAAAAAAGCACATCGACGTTGCAAAGAATTACAAAACCGTGTACATGTGGGGCTGCTTCGGCTCTCCGGTCACGGATGGGATCATCACTGAGAAGGCAAAGCAATACCCGGACTGGTACGACGCCGCAAAGCAGGCCAGATTCCGCGGGCTGATCGGAAAGGGCTACTTTGGTTTTGACTGCGTGAATCTCACGAAGGGGATCCTGTGGGGCTGGAACGGCAACAAAAACGCCTACCACGGCGGTGCCCGCTACGCCGGAAACGCCGTCCCGGACGTCTCCGCAGACGGTATGATTGCCAAGTGCAAGGACGTATCCGCATCCGGCTGGGACAAGCTCGTCCCAGGCGAAGGCCTGTGGATGCCCGGCCACTGGGGCCTGTACATCGGAGACGGCTTGGCCGTTGAGTGTACGCCCATCTGGGATAATGGCGTGCAGATCACCGGCGTCGGCAACATCGGCGTCAAGGGCGGCTACAACAGCCGTGTATGGCAGAAGCACGGGAAGCTCCCGTGGGTGGACTACGACACGGAAACCGTCGATAAGGCCGTCGAGGACGCCAAGAAGACCATCAAGGCAAAGGCCGGACTTGCGGACAACACGATCAAATATCTCGC